TTATTTAGAAAAGAACAAATCAGCCTCCGCTTTCCTTCTCCGGATCAGCCCGTTCAAAACTTTTCCTCCAGCAGTAATGTATTTTGTAGTGAACCAATTTCTAATCTCTGAATCTGCCGATCTTTTGTTAACCAAAGCAAATAAGCCATCTGATCCTCCGGTATTGTAGGTATGCGAAACCAAAGCATCAAACTGATTCTGAGTTAAGGGCACTCTTACTTTTGAGTTCACAATCTTTTCATAAGTTGGCAGAACTGCAGCAAATAATTCAACTCCCTTCTCTTTTGTGATTGCCGGATCTTTCATGGTTACTTTTTTCCCCCCTGGATAGTAAGTGTTGCCATATCCTATTGTCGGAATTCCTGCAGAATCCAGATAAGGCTTTGAACTGAATCCCTCAAATGAGGTAATTAGATTTATTCCTTTTTGTGATGTTCTCATTTTTTACGGTTTTTAATTATTATTCATTAAAATTAGTCCAGCTACTCCCAACACAGCGACCGAAACACCACCTATTTTGACACCATTCCAAAACCTTTTCCTTTGCTTTATTTCTGCTTCTTTTTTCACCATTTCCATTTGAGTCTGTAAATAAGAAATATCAATATTGAGCTGATTTTCCCTTTCAGAAGCGGCAATTTTATCCTGCTTTGAAATTTCCAGAACGGTTCCCATCGCTTCATCTTTTGCAGTCAATAAATTTTTACTGACAGTTAATGCTTTGTCTTGTTCATTGATAAGTTGGTTTGCGGTGGAAAGAGCAGTTTCGGTTTTCTGAAGCCTTGTCTTTAAGTATTCGTTTTGCTTCAGTCCTTTATATACTTCATGGATTTGTCCCTCCGGAATACTCCTTGTATTTGTATTTTGAGATAAAATCAAATTGCTCATTAATAGAAGCAGAATTAATGTGATCGTTTTCATTTTGAATATTTTTAAGGTCTAAAAAATTTTTATCATACATCGTTTTCATATTAAGAATACTATTGTTCATACTCTTAAAATTGTCGTTCAGAATGCCAATACCAATGTTTTGCTGTTCTAAAACATTTCTAAAAGAATCGCTTTTATTATTTGCTGCTTTTTCCCTTAGTTCAGATTGATATTTTGCATCGTTTTGAGCTTCCTGGATCTTCCTTAGTTCGGTAAGTTCTTTCTCGTTACTTTCTTTGAATATATTACCTACAACAGAGGCAAAAACCGAGATAAGCAATACAACCAAAAAAGCATATAATAAGTCTTTATTGATTTTCATTTTCGGAGTTTTTATCGTTAGATTCATCTTTATCGTCTATTTTAATTCCGGCCCGCTTAGCTGCAGTGTCGAATATTTTTAAATATCTCTTGTCCATCCAATCTGTCAGATACTGCCCAGCAAACGCCACCATAGGTAGTGATGGATTTCTCCACTCGCTCCAATTGAAAGCCTTTAAAAGTTCCGATGCAACGTAAGTAAGGCATAGATTGATCAGTAAAACCGCCATCACGTATGCCACACTTATCTTTTGCTTGTTTTTGATGTAAACAAAAGAGATGTAAGCCCCCGATCCTATCAGTACCGACATGATTAATGCGATTATCTCGCTGATATTGTAGTTTAGATTTTCCATTCATTTTATTAAGTTTATTTAATTATCCTATCAAAAGTCCATTTTGGAAATACACTGTCGATCCTCCAATTGTTAATTGCCCTGAATAACCTTCCGCTAATATCCCACCTAAAGCTGGCACGTATACTTTAAATCCTTTAAATCCGGCTCCACCAATGTTATTCAAGAAAATGTAACCATCATTAACGGTTAATGCATTATTATTTCCTTGTGGTCCCGTTGCGCTGAGTTCTAAAGCAGTGTTTCCAACATTGTTTCCTGATGCGGATATTGAGGCTCCTGTATTTATTACATTACCGGCATCTTTTGATGAATTAATAATGAAATTCCCGATGTACTGACTGTTAGGGTGAACATCATTTGAGATCATCAAACCGTCTACCAGATCACCATTGCTGTTTACGGTTCCAAAAAGAATTTTACCAGTGGTACTGGTTAGTGTTGATGTGGTAATATACCAGCCGTTTTTCCAGCTTTAACCTGCCATATTGATCCTTCATATACAGCCTGTGTTCCAGCAGCAGCAGGAAATTGTAAAGCTTCAAAGGCAGATATATTTTGAGATGCTTTTGCCATTTCCTCCTCTGATTTAGTCCAAACAGAGCCTTTTTTGTAGAACATCGTTGAGAATCCCTTTATAGCTTTAAGATTTCCAGCATTGGGATAATTTGTGCCAGGATCTGCTGAAGAAACAGACGGTTTATAACTGCCATCTTCTGTTGGCGCTGGATCCGTTGGCGAAATAACGCCCTTGAAATCCGAGTCGATCATCCCTTGCACTTCAGTTTTGAAAGCACTCAAATCTGTTTGAAACTTGTCTTTTGAGACAGCATTCCCCACTAATCCGTCTTGATCAATTGTCGCTATATTAGAAGGTGGAATTAAATCTGTTACTGTAATATTTACTTGATCTGCCATTTTTATATTTTTTCCCAAATTATTTCCGCTGGCGTCTGAAGGTTTTTCATATCCTCAATGTTTCCAGCGATTATTATTATCTTCTCTTTACCTAACATGTTTTGCCATTCGCCTACAACCTCAGCCGTTTCGATTCGTGGATTGCTGTAAGCTATTCCCGGAATCTCATTCCCTGCTGAATCCAAAACTTTATAAATGAATTTTCCGTAATCCGGCATGTTGACTTCTTGAACTACAGATACAGTGTTTTTTCCAGTTATTCCATAGTAAATAGCACTTACGGCAACAGCTTCATATGTATTATCTAAATTTCGCCCGATTACGTACATTTTTATGTTTTTCGGAGATTGTAGAGTTACTTCAACAGAGAATTGATATACATTCGATTTATCCGGAACTGCATACACTTCGAAATACTGATCGTTTACACCACTTGTGCTTACTATGGACAATCCGGAATTCTCATAGGAAGGCGCTGAATAGTCTTTTGTAAGGCTCACATTCCCTCGGCCAGTTTGCTTGGTACCGTCTCCGAAAAATATCTCCGTTTCTGAGTCTATCTCGTAAGAAAGCTTAAATGTGTCCAGAGTAGTCTTAAGAACTCTTTTTATTGGGTTAGGCTCGATTAAAACAAGATCAAAAGTACCTACCATTCTACCTTGTCTAAATTTCTTTTCGAGTTTAATATCATCCTGTAAGAAAACCTCATAAGGCAAAGTTTTGAAGCCAAACGGCTCAATATGCATTCTTTGTGTGCCGGGCTTTGAAAATTCCCTGATAACAAATGCCATGAAATTATTAAAAAGCTCTTCCCAGTTTTCGGCCTCTATAAAGCATTTCAATGTAAATTTTCGTTCTTTATATTTTGGCTTTCTGAGATCCGGAGCAATACCATGATAGTCAGCCCAGTCATACGATATTACCGGCTTTCTTTCCAATCCATCAGTTATACCAGGAGAATCTGAAACAAAAACTCCGAAATCCTCAAATAAATAGCCATTCAAAGAATACTTTACCTCATTCATTTCTTAAAATTTGATGTTTGTAATTTTACATTTCCTTTGCTTCTTACATTGTGATTGTCGTAACAGAAAACCGTAACAGAAGCATTGTCGTAACATTCAATTTCTAATTCTGCATTATCCAAAAGATTCACAATTAAAATTGCATTATCTTTAGCAATGAGTTTAGCCTTTGTTTGATGGCGTATGATCAACTTTCCTACAGAAAACTCATCATACTGTACTAAGGGACAGGAAAGCCCAAAAAAGGCCGCATTATGAAAGTTTTTAATTTTAACAGATGAATCCGTAAATAAGCCATAAATTTCTGATCTCCCTTTGAACTCACGAAGAATCTTTAATGAGGGAAAATCATTTTCCATAGACCAATCATCCCCAATGAAGTACATTTCACAAAGGTTTTCCAGTGATAAATTTGCTTTCATCTTACCCTGCCACTCTTTACAGATATTACTTAAAACGGCTTGTTTATATACTCCCTTTAGATTCATAATTAAATTCCTGCTAATTGATTTTTCGTTTTTGAATTAAGTTCAGCCAAATCTTTTCTCATTTGAATTAGGTGTCTGGTGTTTGCTTCTATTTGACTTAACACATTAAGTTGACTTTTGAAAAGATCTTGATTGGTTTGATGAATTTTGAGCATCTGCCCAATCATAATTCTTACTGCATTAAATTGGGCTTCTAATGCTCCAGCAGTTTTTTCTGTTACTCCTTTTATGTCACCTTTTATACCCTGAGCATTCTCAGCAGATTGTCCGAAAAGGTCCTGATATTGTTTGAGAGCTTCCATGTATTGTTTCATGGCAGTCTCTCCCATATTTTTTAATTTTTCTCGTTCCTCAGGAGTGAGACCATCAAACACACCATCTAATTGTGAGGTGCTTGATTGTGTCTTTAGAATATCTATTTTGGCTCTAAGATCTTTTATTAACTGGGTTAGCTCTTTGAACCTGTATGACTGTGGCCCATCAGACATATATACTTTCGCCTGTTCTTCCTCATAGCTTTTTAATAAATCTTGGGCATCAGATATTTTCTTTTGTAGGTCAGCTGAATTTCCGCTACCATATCCTAAAGAAGAAACAAGCCCGTCAACAATATTTTTAGTTGCTGGCTCCAAAATTTGAACTTTTAAAGCCTCCTTCACGGCATTACGCATGACATCTGAAACTATTTTTTCATACGAAAGCGCTGCATCTTCACCTTTTTCAAAAGCATCTGTTAATACATCTGCTAATTGTGATGCGAGATCTCTAAAATTAGTTCCAGCAATCTTTTCAGTAATCCCATCTACTAAATCTTCAATTTGCCCATTTATTTCAGCAATTTGATTTTTATACTCATTCTTTTTATCTGCGTCAGGTTTTTTCTTTTCTTCTTCAAGCTGTAATTGTCTTTGAACTGCCTCTTTCTGTTTTTCAAGATTATTAATTAACTCTCTTTGTTTTGCAAGTTGTGCAGATCCAGCTGTTTTAGCTATTTCTCTATTTAGCTGTTCATATGCAGACTTTAAGTCGTTAATAGAACGTGCCCAACTTCTAATCATAAAGTCCCTATCATCATCACCATTTAACATTTTTGTTAGGGAACCTACCATCTGAATTATTCCGGAAAGCATTTGTCCATAATCTTTTTTAATGTATCCAGTGACTGTATTAGTAACACCTTCTGCCAGCTGTTCAATATCTTGTAATGTTTTCTGAGCTTCTTCAGAAAGAGAACCAAAAGCCTGTCCAAGACTTGAAGTAAATCCTATCACACCCGAAACAGCTGCCCCTGAAGTTTTAAAAATATCGGCCAAAGCATTTCGTGTATTATCTAATTGGCTGTTATACTCAACACTATCTTTCCCGTATTTTCTTTCTGTTTCACCAAGTTTCTTTTTTTCTTCTCTATATTTTGAAACAGAGTCTCTTAATTTTGAAAATGGATCTTTGGAAGAAATAGCTTCATCAATTTTAATTATTTGGTCCTGAATCACTTTCAAATCAGTGGCACTTAAATTTTTATTAGTTTCAATGATTTCTTGTAATGATTTTTTCAATCGGAGAAGAGTACGAGGGCCAACTTTTCCCAGGTCTTCAAATGCTTTAACCCACAATTCATTTTTTTGTAAATTTTCAAGAGCTGCATTTGCTATTTCTTTTGATTCAGCCTTATATGATTTATCAAGAAGATCTAAAAGCTGTTTTTCAGTATATTTTGAAGAGTTCTCACCCAATTGTTTTCTTATGTTTTCATACTTCTGTTGAATCGCTACTTTTTTATCTTCAAACTTCTGTTGTTCTAGTATAAATGTTTCATAAGTGTCTTTCTGCTGCTGCAGAATATTTCTTTTTTGCTCCTCCAAGAATTTATTTTTACCGAAGTATTCAGGAGAGTTACTTTGCGAGGACATTCTATTTTTTTCAATTGCCGTGTTGATATAATCAATCTGGTCAACAAGTGAAGGCATATTTTTTAGAGAATCTTGAACAGACCTTTTGAAATTTTCGAGAGGGGTTTCATCCCCTGAAAGTTCTCTCATTTTTTCTTGGAGGAAAATAATATCCTTTTTCTCTTGTTCGGTAAGGATACCGTTATCTCTTTTTGCTTCTAAAGAAACAAGCTGTTTAGTAAGATATTCCATGTAAGATTGAACTCCACCAAACATATTTTTATACTGTAAATCCGCAGACTTTTTACCATAGAATTCAACCATTTGGTAGTAATTATTCCATTGTCTTTCTGCCTCATTGGTTCTTTCTTGGAAGTTCTTGTATGCTAGAGAATTGTATCTTGATTCTAATTGCTCCCTTCTTTTACCTGCTTCCTCTAAACTGATAATTTCACCGGTGAGAAATGGATTACCTTTTTCATCTTTATCCTTACCATACTTGTCAAGTTTGCGAATCTTAACCATTCCATTTTCAACTAATGCCATTGCCTCATCTAGAAGCTGCATTTGCTGTTGAATTTGTTTTGGTGTACCCACTGGAAATATCTCAGCAAGTTGCTTTGTTTCTTTCTTATCTTTCTTAGGATTTAATGCATCTAACTTTGCTTGCCATTTTGCAATTTCTGCGTTAATTTGACGTGCTTTTTCTGGGGATAATGCTTTTTTATATGCAGCTTTTAAGCTGTCTATTTTCGCCTCAATTTTCTCAACATACCCTTCTTTTTTTTCGGGTTTTGTTTCATTAATTTCAGTTTCAGAAATATTCACACCTTTTTTTGCAAGGTTATCGAGTTTTGATTGAAGTAATTTTTTTTCAGCTTCTTTATCCTTAACGATACGATCTACCCTTTCTTCTTTTCTTTTTCCAAGGCTCCACTGGAAACTACTGTCAAAATCAGTGATATCATCCCACCAATCTCCAAAACCAAAATTCTTTTTATTATTTTTTAAATCTTCAATATCAGAATCGAGTCTACCTAACTCATTTACGTATCTTTTTGCTTCAGCTTCCAACTTCAGCATGTCAATGTACTTCTTAATCATTTCAGTGGACTTACCAGTCTTCACTGCTTCTGCATCAAGTTGGTCAAGCCTTCCATTTGAAAGAGTATGAAGTTGTTTTAATGCTGACGCTTTTTTGTCTTCTGCAACTTTTTCATCTCCAAGAACCTTTATGAGTGATTTTATTCTAGCTTCCTGCTCTGTTATTCCAGCAATTTGCGTTTTAGCGTCATCATTCATTCTTTTTTGTGACTCTTCAGCTACGGTAAGTGCTGTATTATACTTGTATACAGCAAAAGCTAACGCTACAATTAATGCAGTTGCTAAAGCATATGGATTAGCAAATAAAGTAGCATTTAAAAATGCAGCGGCTCTAGCAGCAGCTGTCATAGCAACTGTTTGTAGAGTTTGCGCAATAGTTAATCTTTGTGTTGCAATTGCATTTGCTGTTTTAGCAGCTGTATTCGCTACCTCGGCAGCTGTATCAACATTTTTGGCTGCTGAACTTAGAGCTGTTGCAGTCGCTTCAAGCTCTTTTTGAGCTGTATAAAACTTTGTACCTGCAGTTAAGGCTGCTTTCCTAGCTATTTCAGCAGATTCTTGAGCTGCAATTACTGTATTTTGAGCTTTTTCAACGTTCTTGGTAGCTATCAATATTTCCCGGGCTGTTCCATTTGCTCTGATTGCTGTTAATTCAGCTTGGGCTAAGGATAATTGTAATCTTGCATTTCCAACCGCTTGTGCTTTTTCTATACCAAGTGCAACTGCTTTTTGTTTTTTAACCGCAAGTGAAGAAATCTCTGCCTGTAAAGTTGCATATTTAGTAGCTAATGAAGCTTTCTCAGCTTGGGATTCAGCCAATGTTGCAGCTGTTTGCCTCTGAGTTACAATTGCTCTTCCTAATTTCATTCTTTGAGAAAATGAAAGAAGTCCAATCTCAGTGGCTAGAGTTTTATTTGCCATAGATTGGGCAGCCGCCGTAACAATAATTGCTGCTTTATAAGCACCATATGATAATACTATTGTTTGAATAGCGTCAATGACAGCATCGTAACGTTCTACTACCATTGTCAACTGCTCAATACTACCATATAGGAACCCTTCGTTTCCTTCTCCAATCTTATTTAACATTTGATCCCAGGCATCACCAAGGTTTGCAACTTTACCAGAAAGTGAAGCTGATTGTTTCTCCATCAAATTAAAGAACATTCCACCTTCATTTGTTAAACCAAATAGAGCGTCTTTCACATCTTTAAATCCAATTTTACCCTGCGATACGAGTTTTTTTATCTCGTCTTCTGCATATCCTGTCACTTTGGCAAGCTCAGACATTATAGGTATGACGGCTTTGGAATCGTTTGATTATGCATTAAGAGCGTATTGGTTTCATTGGGGGGAGAATCCTGTTGAAGAACCAAAGCAAGAAAAGTATGGATGGTATTCATCATGTTCACCTGAAGAAGAATCTGGCTGGATGTATGAGGAGGGCGAGAGTAAATATTATGAAGCTTTAAAATATTATAAAGATGCCGAATCCAGGACCTTCAACCCATCAAAATGTATAATATTTAAATTAGTGTAAAGATGAAGTCAATGCAATGGTATAGAATAGAAACTGCTTTACCTGATGACAATAAAGATGTTTTGTGCGTTGTTGAAAAGAAAGGAAACAAAGAAATGCATGTTGGAAGATGGAATGGAAAATTTTGGATAGTCGGAAACTTCTTTGAATGGGATATTGGGAAAGTTATTTTTTGGGGAGACTTACCAAGAATACCAGATTAATTACGGAAACCCACAACATCAAACGAAAAAACTAAACTATATTAGAACTATGAAAGAATTTATTAACGACTGTTTGTTATTTAAAAGCAAAGATTTGCAAATGAGAATAATCGGAATAGGTACTTGGTTTTGGATTGGCTGCGTGATCTGCTTACTTTTCTATCTGTTTTAGTATCTTTACTCCATGGAAGAACTAGAACAAAAAGTACTTGAAGCTGTAAGAGCCCAGCATGTAAAATCCGGAGGAAATAACGGACTTAGCTTTATCGAAATAGATAAGATCCTTAACATGGAAATTACCGAGCGAAACGAGTTTATAGATCGAATGGTTAAATCCGGAAAGATAAGGATAGGAACTCCGCTAAATGCTCGTACTGTTTTCCTGCCAAAATAAAAAAAGAAATTAATGAAAATAAAGCCCATATATCATGTCAAACTATTTGAACCTATAGACGGTAAGTCTGAATACTATTTTAGCTCGATAAAGGCTATATTTGATTTGTTCGGCGCCGATCGGGTTGGAGTAGCAAGGCAGACTTTGTATCAGAAGAGTATGGAAATAGGTGACGAATACCGATCAAAGTATTGTTTGATCAAAAAAGAACAATTAATCGGAAAACAAAAATAAGGCCCCAATTCTGGGGCTGTTTTATATCAAATCTCCTCTGGTCCATTCTGGCCTTTCATAATATGCATCAGTTTCTTCTTTTTGTGTAGGGCTTTCATTCAACCCTAATTTTGCCATTGTTAAGTTCTCCCATGCAATCGAATTTATTGCATATGGCCAAAATAATCCTCTGATAGTTGATTGTCCCGAATTGGACGCTTTATATATTATCATTTTGTTCTCCAAACTTACAACAGTCTCATCAAGTGGAGGCATTTGTATTGTTGATTTTCTTTGAAAGTAGAATTACCTTAACACATACTTTTCATGAGGCGTTAACCGTTATAAATTACGCAGTATATATCTTCTGACCTTTTTATCGTTTATGCTATCATTTATTTTTGACCAAGCAAAGTTCACTATCGAAATTAAAATGAACAAAGCAGAGATTGTACAAGCAAGTCCAATATACTTTTTTTGTTCGTTTTTAAATTCTGCAAGGCTTAAAGTTTCTAAAATATTTGCAGGTACAAATAGTAAAATTAATGATGCAATAAAAACCACAACAATAAATTTCATAGGGCCTTTTTGTAGATCGAAAATTTTTTCAATCATATCGATAAATCTATCCATAATTATTAGCTTTTCACAAATATAGTAAAAAGCCTTCTCAAACAGAAGGATATCCTATTTTAAAAGACTTCCGATAACATCCATATTAAATTTTATAAAATAAGGTTTGTTCTTAGCCCTGTGAATCTGCTCTCTGTTATTTATAATCCAATCCTGAAATTGCTTGGGAATTTCCTTTACCTCATCTGCTGCCGGCCCTGGTTCTTTTCCTTGCCAAATTAAGTCATTGTCTCTTTCCATTTCCTCCCACGTCTTTAATAATGGAACTGTTGTACAACGACATTGAGGATGCCAGCCGAAAAACTTTAAATCTTTTGGGTACTCACCAACGCCTGTATCTCTACACACGTCAGCAACGTCAAGTTCACTCGTGTGATTCATAATACATTTCTTTAGTTCTGTGGTCATTTGTATCTGTAAGGCCATAACAATTATTTTTAAATTCCGTGAAAGACACATATCAAAACTTTATTTTTTTATATATCTTTGTCCACATGTTTCTTATGACACAAATGTAATGTGAAATAGTTTCACATACAATAGTTTCTGTGAAATATTTTCACATTTTACTGTAACCATCTGAAAATGAACGAGAAAAAATTAAAGGACCTACGTAAAAATGCAAAGTTAAGTCAGCAACAACTTGCTGAGTTGGTGGGTGTTGACAGGAGAAGTATTATTAATTATGAAAAGGGAGAGAATATTCCGGTTCCAGTTGTGAAACTACTTCACATTCTATTGGAAACGGACTATCTAATGAAACTGAAATCAAATGATATAAAAACAGTTGAGTTAAAAGAAGAAAATTCTATAGAATCCCTGTTAGAAAATATGAGGATAGAATTAACTGAAAAAATTGATGATCTATCCAATCAGGTTAGAGCTTCAAAATTGATTGAGCAAATGTACTTAAAGAGCATTGTCAATCATTTTGACATTAAGCCACGAGATATTAGCGAAGATAATTACAACGAAAAATTAGAAGGAAAAAAGCAGTAGCCTAATTAGCTACTGCTTTTAATATAGATATGCTTAAATAAAATTTTGGCAGACTAAACTCATCCTCTAAAAATTCAGAAATATTTTTTCTTTGTGATTTATTAAGAATATCTTCCAACTTTTCAATTAATAGAAAATTATTACTGAGGTATTCTTTCTTTTGAATTCTATTTAATTTATAAAAATATTCATTTCTATAAATTAATGATTCTATCATATCAATGTCTTTCTTCATATTAATTTACAATATGGTTTATTAGTTTTCTTTTATTATTTCTTCAATTGATCTTTTTATTCTATTTTCTCTTAGCTTTATCGCCTTCACAAAGAGATTTGTGAAATACATAGTAAATAGCATTATAATGACGATTCCAACCAATGCTCCAAAAAACCAAATATCTTCATTAGGAGTATATGATATAAGTGGAAGAAAATAAAATGCAGAGGAATATAAAGATGAAAATAGTACTGGCGCATAACATAAAAGATAGGGCTGCATGTCTTTTGTAAATACAAGAATCGTAGCTTGAAAACAGATAGCAAAAGACCACAAAACAGCAGCTAAATTATTATTAGCTGCTTTAATCCATATAGTATTTACATCAGGATAAAAAACCGATATGATGTTATTAATAAAGGGAAATGTAGCGGAAATCAATACTAAAATACTACCTAATGTTGAAATGGTAGAGTACTCAATTTTACTACTTTTTTGGAGGTCGTACATCTCCTGGAGGAATGATCTCTGTGTCATCACTTTCGCCTAAGTCATTAGCTGGATCGAAGCCATTTAAACTTTTAACAATTATTGAATCTTTAACAACATTTGTTTCAGCTTCTCTACCTTCCAGCTTATTCGGGTTAAACTTGATTTTCTGGTTACTTTTTTTAACTTGTTCGATAGCATCTTTTCTTACTTCTTCATCTCTATCGCTGTTACACGAGATAAGCAAAGATGCGACTGCAAAACTCAAAATAATAATTCTTGTTTTCATTTTTAACTATTTAAATTCGGATGTAAAAATAACAATAAAAACAATTGATTAGCAATCACATTACTTATATTCGATTTGCTAATATATATATTTTATTCATGCAAAAATGAATTAATTATCAACATTAAGGCTATTCATAAGCAATAAAAATAACATAGCGTTACGGGTTTCCGTAAACTCATACAATTTAAATTTTGTCTATATTTGTTAGCTAAAACATATAATCAATGAAGCAAATAAACGTTAGGAATCTGTTCTGTATATTTATTATACTTAATTCGATTAATTTGTTTAGTCAAGATATTAAATATGAAAAAGTTATTGTAGTTGACAGTACTTTACTTAAAGACGAAATATTCAATAGAGAAAGAAACTGGGCTGCACTAAATTTTAATAATAAAAACAATAAGGTCATTATTGATGATAGGACCTTAGGTGAAATTAGCGGTGTTGGAACCTATGAATACAGAGCAAGTAAAAAATACATGGGCTCTTCTTGTGTAGAAGGAACAGTCTCTTTTAGGTTTAGCGTGTTCGCTAAAGATGGTAGATATAAATATTTATTCCATTCCTTTTTACATAATGGTTCTAGAGGTGCCGGATGCTTTAGAATTGATTATGGGAATTTAACATTATTTGAATCAGCACCGTTAAAAGGGAAAATGATTGCCGATAATTATGCCTGGCATGATGTCAAAGAAAAGACTAATGAACATATTCAATATCTCATTTCAAAGTTAAAAATCGAAATCGATAAACAACATGAATCTAGTAAAGAGTGGTAGTAATATTTACAATTTAAATCATGAAAACTTTTATAATTCCTCTAGTTTTATTTTCTAACTATTTATTTTCTCAAACTTTTCAAGAGTTTAATACAATTGCTTCATATTATGGCAAAACATTTCCTGAGCTTGAAGTCGGTTTAAATCTAAAAAGCACCGAATCTGAGACATCATTTGGATTAGAAACAAGAGTATATAGTAATCATTCCTATGATCTTCTAATTTCCGAAAAAGATGATAGTAAACTTATTGGTGATATTAATTTTCTGTCTAAAAAAAATGTTGATAATAAAGAGAGCTGGTACGAGATATCGAAGAGTATAAATGAGGATAAAAGCTACTCCTTATATGAATCATTCATATATAGTTCAAAATACAAGATTAGAAAAGAAAATCTACCTTTAAATGATATTGTTGAAATCTTAAGGAATCATAGTTTTCAAGATGACTTTATATATTATACGATTTTTAAAAAAGATGACATTTTTTTTCAATTGAATGTTTACAAGACACAAACAATGTTTAAAATTAATAAGAAATATATTAAAAAATTTAAAAAATAGTCATTAGCAATGCCCTACGAAAAGAAAAAAACTCAAAGAGAAATTAATGTTGAAAATATTCCAGACGAACACGCTATCGTCAGAAGATTCTTCATTGGTGTGTTCTATGTTGTAAGTAGATATAATATGCATGGGTTTCGAACTTTTTGTGAACTACATGGAATGGACACAGCAAATATGGACCGGCTTATCAGAGAGCCTCAAAAAAAATTCTATCCTAAATATTTGACGATCTTAGTGAAAGAATACGGTTTTTCTGCTCACTGGTTAATTACCGGTGAAGGACCAATGCTTCAGGAAAAAAAAGAAAATGCTTGATTACAAGATAGTTTTTTCAATAAAATACAACACAGCTGATGCTCTAACTCCCTTACGAATTAGAGTATCATATAATGGTGAGCGCACTGAACTATATTCGAGAATAAAAGTTAAACCTTCAGAATGGAATAATGATCTGCAAACGATTTCTGTCAAAAACGACAACCGTTTAAAGAGCAAAACTAAAATTGAAAATATTATAGAAGAAATCTTCCGAGAATTTGATGTTTTAGAAAAACGTTATCCAGAACCTAATGAACTTAAAGAATGTTTTTCACAAAAGTTTAGTCCAAAAACTAAACAAGATAAAAATCCATTAAAATTCACAGAACTGATTGATATATACATATCTGAACACAGAACTTATAAACAATGGTCCGATCGCACATTATTAAAATATAATAAGTATAAAAATCATATATTAGGTTTTGATGAAAACCTGGAAGTTAGAAATATAAATGACAAAAAATTAAAGAGTCTTGTAGATTATTTTTTAACCGGACCAATTGACTACCGTAATGGTAAAAAGAAAAGTTCACATAATAACAATACAGTCAAAAGATCGATTCGGGATTACCTTTCTATCCTGAATTGGGCACATAAAAAGCAGCTCTATGCAGGTACAAGCCACCAAACATTTGAACAACGTTTTAAGGGTACCGAAGAAAATTTATCTGAGTTAATATACTTAGAATGGAATGAACTGATTGCCCTATATAACAAAGATTTCTCTAATAATAAGACATATGATAAAGTTCGTGATGTCTTCTGCTTTTGTTGCTTTACCTCACTTCGGTATTCAGATGTGGAAAAGCTTCGTAGATCTGATATAAAAGATAACCATATAATTGTTTCAACCAAAAAGACTTCTGACCATCTAGTAATAAATCTCAATGACTATTCGAGAACAATACTAAAAAAATATGAAGGCAAAGTTTTTCCAAATGACTGCGCGCTTCCTGTAATATCAAATCAAAAAGCAAATGAGTACTTGAAAGAAATAGGTGCTAAAATGGAGTTTAATACACCAATAAAAAAACACTATTACATTGGAAACACCTTCCATGAAGAAGTTAATTTTAAAAAAGATGTTCTTTCGACACATGCTGCGAGACGAACTTTCGTAGTTAATGCACTACGGTTGAAAATTCCATCTGAAGTAATTAGAGATTGGACTGGCCACAAAAATGAAAGAGCGATGAACCCGTACAAAAAAATAGTTGATGAATTAAAAGAAAGTGAAATGAGTAAGTTTAATTTCACCCCCGAAAATACCCCCAAAGATATAAGATCATAAGACTTCATTATATTTCAACTTAAATCGCATATGTTTTAGTACAACCATATTTGCAGTATAATAAAATGTAGTGTAATTGTCTGTTTAGTCCTGGTGAGGCTACTAAAGCTGGCCGTCACAACCCTGCTGTCTGTTTATTATACAAAATAACTAATGGCATTTTAACCATCTTTCCAGAACATGTCTGACTTTTACACAATACATATCTTTGAGTTGTCAGCATCTGCTTATACTATCTATAAATATGAATGTCTTTTTATTATCGGTTCAAATCCATCTTTAAGATCTGTACTATTATGATCTTGCTCATATCATTCCTAAAGTTAAATTTCGAAATTTGATTTTCAACCCATACACCCATACAATATATTATGAAAAAATTATTTTTATCAATAGCAGCAGCAGGTTTCATTATTTCGGCATGTAAAAAAAAGGATACAACAAATAATGTCTCTGCTAACGACTCCGCCTACCCTCAGAAGAATTACTCAGATACTGCAGTTTCAACAGCTGGGGATACTCAAAGTATTAAAACAAGCAATGACAGTATTAATACAAAGACTCACGTCGGAGGAAGAAAAACCAGTAATAATAATACAGGTAATGGTACGGGCAATATCAACGCTGCAGTTTCAAACAGTGCGCATAACCTGCAGGGAAGATCCCGAAATGTAAACAAAAAGTAATTGGAATTCAATTACTTTTACATGTCAAAACCGATATAAAAAAACATTTTTTTATATCGGTTGTACTGAACCACACAAAAAGAATTACATTTTTAACCGCGCGGTTATATTTTTAACCCTTTAAATGGTGTGTATAATTGAGTTCAGAAAATAATACAATTATTTAATTGTTATTGTCATATTAGGTACTACGATATCCCCTATTATCCCTGTATAACGCTGTGCAAATATTTCAATATAATCATTGGTGGATAATTCGGTTGTACCGTTGATAGGCACTACCACAATATCATTTATAGCAGCTCCTCGTCCATATACTTTATACTGGCTGACTGCAGTTCCGTTTTTTGCGATATAGATGATATAAGTTCCGGCAGCGGGCACCTGGAATGACACAGAACCCGTTACCTGGAAAATTCTTTTCTTTTTCCCGACGTACTTTAGTCTGTTAGGAACTCCATCCGTAGTAAATCTGAAAAGATTTGAAGAAGTAGAAACAGATGAAGCAGTACCGATTTTTACAATATTGCTGGGATTAGAACTGTTAAAACTCACACCTATTCCCGTCCCCACTGTATAATCTACTGAAAAATCTCCGACTGCATTGGTATCCGCTTCAGTAGGAAGTCCTGCGGCTCTTACCGTCCAGCTGTTATTAAAATTATATCCGGAATACGTTCCTGTAGTATAAGGCTTAACATACCCTGCTGTATTGGTTCCTGTAAATACAACGGATTCTATCACCGCATCTCCTGTAATGGTTAGCCCGCTTGTAGAAACATCAAAACCGATGGCTGAGCCATTGACCTGGCTGAATCCTCCCTGTTTTTCAACCGATGTAAAGGTTCCCGTAAGCTTTTCATAGGTACCTGAATTATTAGCCGCCCATCCCATATTGCTGAGCAGAAGCTGCCCGATATTATTATAGGTAATACCATTGCTGTTTCCAACAAACTGGATAATACTGAGAAACACCAGTCCAAGCCCTGAAATGGTTCCCACACTGCTCGAGTTTGCTACTACACTATCTCTGAAAATAAGGTTCTGGGTAGCAGTACCTGATATATTAAAAACACTTCCCGATGCTGCACTAAGGGTAACACTCTTAATACTTCCACCTGTAGATCCTTCGAAAATATTTCCGGTGGTCCTGACAATAATATCATTATTGGTATCAAGCCCATGTACATAAGCATTATTAAGCTCTATCGGTTTGTCAAAAACTACCTGTCCATTAATTTCATATAATGTATCAGCATTCAAAAGGTACTTTGCTCCTCCTCCTGCACTTAGCTCCGCTGCGAGCACCGTGGCTAAAACATCAGTAGACTTTATGAGTTTAAAGTTTAATCTGTCGGAGGTATTACTTCCTACAGGATACCACGCTGCCGTATTGGCGGCATAATAATAAAGCAATTTGAGGGTAGTATCGTACACGACTAGTCCATCCGCAGGCGAAACAATAGCAATCCTCTGCGATGTTGTCATACGGGGAGGCAGAAGCCCGCGGGTTGTGGAATTAAGATCTAAAATAGAGCTGGGGTGAGGAGTTGTTGTATTGATCCCAACCTGCCCACTAACTGAAAATACAGTAAGGAAAGCCATTAACATCATAAAAAGTTTTCCTGTAAAAGAAATTGTTTGCGTTTTCAT